TGTTCCGTTCATTGCCGATCAATTTACCAATAACTATGTGGTCAAGGTGGACGCGCACTCGAATAGTCCGATATTTACTGAAGACTTGCGGCAATTAGCGTTTAATATGTTTAAGGCTGGCGCTATAGACAAGGAATCGTTGATAGATTTGCTTGAACCTCCGATGAAGCAGTTGCTAAAAGAGAAACTAAAGCGCATGGAAGAAAAACAAGCGCAGCAGCCTCCGCAACAGCCGCCAAAATCGGAAAGTAAACCTGATTTGAAAATGGTGGGGGAATAATGGCTGAACAAACTATTGCGCCTAAGGCTGACCAGCCTCGTTCTGGTACATCGCAGCCTATGCAAGACTCGCCCAGGAACCCAAGTCTGCAATATCGGGTACAAGGCGTTAAGAATTTTGACCGTAGCCCAAGCACTCGGACTTACGGTAGATCAGTAAGGGGATGACTTTTAGGAGTTAGCTATGTACAAGAAAATGAAGCGCGGTCGCAAAACTCGTCGTTGATAGTTTCTTCGAAAGAAGAAAAAGGGGTGTGGCTGCTTGACCCATGAACTAGGTGGCCGCTGCAAATGGAGAAGACCATGGCACGCAAATCACGCAAAGGCCGTAAGGCACGCAAGTAATCCTTAGGGATAATCCCGCAGGGGGCGGGGAAGGTAAATATACGCCCCTACTTGACAGAATCTATCGACATGGCTGATGCTATTGTCGAAATTTATGGGGTTACTATGAGCGTTCCACCAGATCAGTTGATGAAGATGATGCGTTCTGAGCGTGACGCGCAGCAACCGTCGCCTTTGGACTCAGAGGCTTCTGCCACAGATCAGACAATGCCAATGGCTGCCCCAATGTCTACGCCAGAACCAAAAATGGGCAATAAAGAAGGCGCACTGGTTAGCCTTGGCCTGGCTATTGACCTAATTCAACAGGCGTTACCGGCTTTGGGCAGCAGTTCTGCTGAAGGCGTGAAAGTCTTGTCTGCGCTGCGTACCTTGTCAGGTGTCGTTGGCGGCAAGAAAGAATCTGTAAACGAATTGAAGCAGTCTGAAATTCTTCAGATGCTACAGACACTTCCACAGGCGGGTGGCGCAACGCCGGAAGGTAAGGCTTTGGCAGCAGCGCCAGCAATACCTGGTATGCAGATGCCAGGCGCAACCCCTCAACCTATGTAAGGAGATTATTGTGGACTTATTCAAACCCCGTGGTGCAGCATCGCCTCGTCGTGCTACCGACAACAACCAGCAAAATGGTCAGATCGTAAATACTCCCCGTTTTTCTGAAATGGGTGGCCTCAAAAACGCAGCGGCAACAGGCAGCAAGAACAAGATGCAAGTTCAAAAGCCTGGTGACGGTAAGCGCGTTATCTAATTTATTAAGGGGATTAAACCATGTCACTTGAAGACCTGACACCAGAAGCCCGTGATGAACTGGCACTGCTGGCTAAACAACTCTCGGAAAATCCAGACACCCGTAAAGACTTTCTTCGCCAAGTGAAGAAAATGAAGCCGGAGATGCCTATTCCTGAGTTGGAAATTGAAGACTACACCCGTCATGCTGTCGAAAAGGCAAATGACCGTGTGGCTCAGTTGGAAGCAAGACTGCGCGAAAAAGATGCGCTTGATGAACTTAACAAGCGTCGCTCGAAGCTAAAGTCTAAGGGTCTGATTGACAATGATTCAGATATTGAAGAAGTGGAAAAAGTGATGCTGGAAAAAGGGATCACCAACCACGAAGCTGCTGCGGAATACTGGCGCTGGATGCAACAATCGGCAGCGCCTACGCCGAGTGGCTATAACCCGTCTGCCATCAACAAGTTTGACCTGTCGAAATACTGGAAAAACCCTGTTGCTGGCGCACGGGATGAAGCAGCAAAAGCACTCAATGAGTTGCGGAAAAACCCGCGACCCATTGGTTTATAAAACAGGGGATTCTTTGACTCGGAGATAAACTATGCCTATTGGTGGCGGTATTCTTCCGGCAACGGGTAGTACGCAGTTTACTGAACTGACTTATGTCACTCGGCGTGCGTTTATCCCGAAGCTGGTCGTACAACTCTATAACTCGACTCCGCTTATGGCGGCTCTGATTGCTAACTCGCAACAGGCTTCCGGTGGTGTTTCGTCCGTAACCGTTCCCGTCCAGGGTTCTCAGTTTGTAAACGCTCAGTGGTCGGACTACAGCGGCTCGTTCGCTCAACCGTCCGTTCAGCAGGGTGCTTACAACGCTGAATTTAACCTAAAGCTGATGATTGCTCCAGTGCCGTTCCTCGGCATGGAAGGCGCAGTTCAGCAAGATGCAGCCATTATTCCTCTGATCGAAGCGCGTATGAACGACGCGACTAACGTGATGATGGATGCAATGGCAACAGCGCTGTACAACAACACGACAAACACGCAGCAGTTTATCGGTCTACCGGCTGCGGTTTCTTCGTCAGGTACTTACGGTAACATCAGCCGTTCGGCCTATACCTGGTGGCAGTCGAAAGAATATGCCGCTGGTTCGGTCAACCCAACCCGTCAGAACATCCTTCAGTACATCAGCGGAACCGTGAAGAACGGCGCTGAAGTGCCTTCGTTTGGTGTTTGCGGTTTCGGTACTTGGACTCTGCTTGCTCAAGACTTTGTTGGTCAAGAGCAATACATGATCACTCCAGGTAACGGTTTCGACGGTGACGCTAATGGCCCTCAGGCTGCATTCCGTGCGCTGATGGTTGCTGGTGTACCAATCTATCCAGACCCGTATTGCCCTGAAGGTACTGTGTACTTCTTGAACAGCAACTACCTGTCGCTCTATATCCATGAGCAGGGTTCGTTTGTGTTCACGGGCTTTGAATCGACCCTTCCAAACTGGCAGATCGGCTACGTTGGCGCAGTGCTGACGATTGCAGAACTGGTCAATACGAAGCCTAAGTCGATGACCAAGGTCACGGGCTACAACTCTTTGACACTGTAAGGAGAAATAGTCATGGCTCTTGGCTTAAATAAAATCCTGGTCGCTGGTGCAGCCACTAACGCTGCGTCTGCTTACTTTCAGGCACAGGCTGCTGGTAACGCTACAGTAGTTCTGCCAGCCGGTACTTACTACATCGCGCCGACTGCAAACGTCACTATTGAACTGAACACCAATACTACTGGCAACATCAGCAATGCTACTTGGAGCGTTGTGGTTGCCAATAACACTGGTGGTTTGTTCATTGCCGACGGTACAAACGTCCGTGCGAATGTGTTGGCAGGTGCGCCAACTATCACTCTCTTTACCGTTGACGGTGGAGAGAATGTAAGCGGCACTTACAACACATAAGGGGGCGACATGAATGCTAACCATGTAGGCTCGCTCTACCCTGATAGCTTTGGCAGCTTTGGTATTGCTCACAAAGCAACAGTCAGCGTGGGTTCAACTGGTAATGCAGTTGCTCAACTGCCTGTCGTGGGTGGTTCTACTTACATTGTTCGCAGGATTACTGTCGCTAACGCAAACCAGAGCATTGCTACTGCAAACGTCACGATTCTCACCAGCAATGATGGGAATGCTTCGAATGCGGTTAGCAATGCAACTGTTCTGTCCTCCGTTACTAGCACATCAACCTGGCAAGATATTACCCTTGCCACTGGTGCTGCTACGACGGTGTACTCTGCCGGTTCGCTGTTTGTAAAAGTGAACACGGCAGTTAGCGGCGGCACTTGCGACATTACTGTTTACGGTGACATTGTTACGCTATGACAACTGTTTATGTGACCAATCGGGGCGAAAAGCCTTTGATCCATGAATTTGCTTTTAACAACTACACGTTCCCTGTAGATGAACCTGTAGAGGTGAGCGTAGACATGGCGCGTCACGTTTTCGGTTATCAGCAGGAAGACAAACTTCCGGCGATGGTAAGACTTGGGTTGTGCAAATCAACCAACGAGATTGACGAAGGTCATGAGCGTTTGGCGAAGTTTGAGATAACCCTTGAGAAACCAGAAAAGAATCGCTTTTTATCCCCTGGCGATGACTCAGTAACCCCCCTTGTGCCGAAAGCACATCGGGGGAGAACAGTCGTTAAAGCCGCTTAGATATGGGTCTTAAATGGCAACGCTCAATGGCTACATCACGGAAGTCCGTAGGCTGCTGCACGATGCCAATGGCAACTTCTATTCTGACTCCGAACTGACTGATTACATCAACGGAGCGCGGGATCGTGTCGCCAGAGATACCGGCTGTTTAAGAAAATTACAGGTTGCACAAACACCAATAGCCCCAACTGGCTATTCTGGTAATCCTGTTGCATGGGCAGCAAATACGACTGTCAGTGCTGGCGACCTAATTTTCTCAAACATCTTTACCTATGTAGTCACCATCGGTGGAACGACGAGCGATACGCCGCCACCTTATCCTGACTACGCTTCTAGTTACCCGCCTTCAACGCCGTTCACAAATGGCACGGCAACATTCCAGTATGCGGGTAATGTTGAAATCATTCCTTATGACAGTCTGCCGGAAACTGGTCAGACGTTAGATATTTTGAACATCAATGTGTTTTGGGGAAACAGCCGATATCCGCTGTCTT